GTTTAAGTTTGCGAATCCCGCCATTTTCGGCCAGAGCTTTTACGTTTTCCGGAGCCGGTATTTTGACATGGTGGGATATGGGAACCATACGCCGGTCTTGAAGAAATCCATGGAAGCGGAGCTTACGGAAAAGCTCCACAGCATTTCCTACCGGGCCACAAAAGCGGAATGTTTGGATTTGCCGGAAACTACCGACGTGATCCGGCAGGTGGAATTGGAGCCTGCGGCCCTGCGGATATACAAGGGCCTCGTAAAAGAGAGCTATGCCGAGCTGTCCGGCGGCGAGGTGACGGCCCCGAACATTTTAACCCGGCTCCTTCGGCTGTCCCAGCTTACGGGCGGATTTATCGGCAATGACGAAACCGCTGCCGTGGAGCAGGTAAGCGCGGCGAAGCTGGCAGCCTTGGAGGATATTCTGGACGGGGCGGCGGCAGAAGGAAAGAAGCTGGTTATCATTGCCCGCTTTATCCCGGAGATTAAGGCTATCTGCAAGCTGTTAGAGAAGCGGGGCCTTCGTTATTCCTATATCACCGGGGAGGTGAAAGACCGGAATGAGCAGGTGTCCGCTTTCCAGAATGATCCGGCGGTCATGGCTTTTGTGGGCCAGATTGCAACGGCGGGAATGGGGATCACCTTAACGGCGGCCTCTACCATGGTCTTTTATTCGCTGGACTATTCCATGTCGAACTTCGAGCAGACCAAGGCGAGGATTCACCGGGTGGGCCAGCGGATGCCCTGCACCTATCTGTATCTGGTGGCGCGGGGAACTGTGGACGAGAAGGTGCTTATGGCGCTAAAGGACAAGGCCGACCTTGCACGGACACTTGTAGACGATTACCGCAACGGGAAGAACCCGTTTGCACCATAGGAGGAGAAAAATGTCTGAACAGTTATTTGAACTCGCTGACCGGCTCCGGGCGCTCCGTGACGAGAAGGCCGAGGCCGAGCAGCGGGTAAAGGAATTAAACGCCGAGATTGACGAGGTGGACTACCGCCTGTCTGAGCTTATGGCGGATACGGAAACGCAGAATTTCACCCGCGCGGGAATGATGTTCTGCTTGACGACCAAAACCCGTGCATCCGCTACCGCTGGCCGCAAGGAGGAGCTGTTTACGGCCCTGCGCGGCGAAGGGTACGGCGACCTTGTATATGAAACGGTGAACGCCAACAGCCTTTCGGCCTTTGTCAAGGAGCAGATGTCGGAGAACGGCGACGTTCTGCCCGCATGGCTTGACGGGCTGGTGAATGTCTTTGAGAAAACCGGCGTGAGCCTGCGCAAAGCGTCAAAGTAAATTTTTAAGGAGGAAAATCCCATGAGCAATAAGAATGAGCTTACCACTACCGGCGCGGGCTTTCTGGCCCTTGCCGACTTCAATATGAACGAAACCATGGCCGAGGAACTGGAAGGCTTGGAAGGCGGCTTTGACCGGGTGAAGATTCCGGCGGGCGGTGCCACCATGTTCGAGCTTCCCGGCGACGAGGCCGACGAGCCGGAAACCGTGAAGGAGTTTTCGGCGGTGATCCTGTACCATCATCCGGTACTGCAGTATTACAAGGAGAAATATACCGGAGGGAGCAATCCGCCGGACTGCGGGAGCTTTGACGGTGTGACCGGGGAAGGCGAGCCGGGCGGCGTCTGCGCAAATTGTCCGCTGAATCAGTTTGGCTCCGGCGAGAACAACAGCAAAGCCTGCAAGACCCGCCGCAGGGTATTTTTGCTGCGTGAGGGTGAGCTGTTCCCGCTGATCCTTTCCCTGCCGACCGGTTCTATGAAAGAGTTTTCCCGCTACATCAAGCGCCTGCTTTCCAAGGGCCGGAAAAGCAA